CCTTTTTCGCTAGGATCGCTACACCAATGTCAGCAGGGGAGCCGCCAAGTAAAACAGGCGCTACGGACTTAGGAGGGTTTCCGAAAGCATCTACAACCATAGTGTTATTCTCGATGACCACCGCAGCCCTGACGCCCTCAACCTCTAGCAGCGCCGCCCTGATCCCGTCTGTAGTAGATGAGCTTGTCCGGTTCAAGGTCGCGTGATAGCGGTCCCTTAACTGCGGGTCTGTCTCGGTTGCTCTTCCGCCTGTTGTGGCTGCTGCGTTATTTACTGCTGTGACACCTGAAATTGGCGTAGAAATGACCGTAATTGTATTCGGAGGTACATTTCCTTGCGCTCCCTCTAAAACGGCTACAACGGGCAATGTAAGGCTCGTACCTGTCGCCGTACCGCCCACCGTGTTGGTAAATTTAATCCCGTTTGTAGTCGATACCGTTAAGGAGCCCGCCGCAATCGTCTTTCCTGCATCTAACGTTAGAGTTATTTCCCCTGTAGCGGCTTGGCTCTGTCTGCGGGTGATACCGTACTTTTTAACTTGATAGTCAAGCGCTACCCCTTCCGCCGTTTCGATATGAGAAGATAACCAGACTTTTTCCGCTAGCTCGTTGGCTTCTGCGTGTTGGAAAGATATTAACTTGATCCATTGCCCTAGTGGGGACTCGTCTTCTAGGTTGACGTCATTACCGAATAGCTCCATTGCTTTTGCCTCTAGCTCGGGGAGGAAATCAGCATACCTCTTTCTTTTGAATCCAAGCGCCGTTAGAACTGACAACTATACCCCCACCTCTCCGGTTAATTGTGTACCGTCTTGCTTTGTGAATGTGAAAGTCACTCCTAGTGACCGCTGAGAATTGCTGAAATCTAGCTCTATGCTGTCCACACTTGCCACTCTCGGTTCATTCGTTATGATAGCCGCCGTGATTGTTGCCGTGATCCTGTCGCGGTCCATCTTTTTGCCCAATATATTAAAGCGGTCAAGCCCGAAAGATGGATTAAGGAACCATTCTCCCGTGTTGGTCGAAATAATCATTCCCACACACTGAATTAATTCGTCATCGTCGGACACCATAACAAGATTATTCCTACCGTCGAAATTGAATTGACCGTTAGCATCTAAGAAAAAACTTTTCAAGACTGCACCCCCTAATATGTAACAATTTCGTCCCTGCCCTTGATGGTTATTAGACCATCTGGAGCTATCGTTATTTTACCCGACCCATTGGCGTTGCTTAAAACGAGTTTGTCGCCATCCTCAGCGGGCAAAGGAGACGTGAAGGGGTTTATACCTCCCACAATGATTGCATCGTTTATATCATGTGTGCGCGGGCTCTGGTCATCTGCTTGATGCATGACCCCATCTATAGACCTGTAGGAGAATACCACGACTACTATGTCACCCTTTTTAAGTGGGGCTCTTACATAGAACCCGCCGCCCTGGATCGTTGCCACGGGTACAGAGCTCACTAGGTCCCCGTCTGGGAGAATGGATATGTTAGCCTTACCTGTTGGACTGTACGACTCCACAACGGCAAGGGCGGACGTATACAGCCCGCCTATGATCCCCTGACGAAATGCATCTAGTGCAGCATAGGCCTCTGAAGCTGCATCTTTCATAATGGGTACACCTCTATTTCCGTCTCGAATATAACCCCGTCATGTCTTCCCTTTTCCACTTTAAACGTCCCGTTGGCTGTACGGCTCGTAATTTGTATCAGGGCGTCTGTTGTCATCCGGTGGTTAAGTAAGCATCGTACAGACCACCCGTAGATGTCTTTCCCGTTTACGCTCTTTACCGTCTGGGTGGGCGAGGCTATTAGACCGCTGTCGGAATTGAGGATAAACCCCGTTATATCCCCCTGTCCGCTAGGTCTTATAAACACTTTCCCTTTGGTTACATGGCAAGTAGCGCCGCAATCCTTCGCTATTTCCCTTATAACGTTAGCTAACGTGCCTTTGACGGTCTTGCCCGATAAATACACATGGTTGCGTGGTAGGTTTAGGGCTCCAATCATTAAACCGGATTGAACGGCGGTAAGGTCGTTAATAATTTCCTCTGCTGTCATGCCCTCAGCGTATGACTTCTGTACTGGCATGTTAAACCATGAATCAGACCCGTCTACGACTTGAATAGTCGTGATCTTGTCCACGCCCTGCCATTCTGTATAAACCCTCTCAGCTACGCCTAGCAGGACCGCCCCCGCGTCCCCTCTGTATCCCGCGTTAAGGATGACAGAGGAACCTTTTTTAATATTGTTAATCGTTTCTTGGGTCAGATTATATATTTGAACCTCTGCAACGTTTGAAGAATCGCTATTATCAAACGGTATAGAGAATTGTATTGTCAGCTCGTGACCATAAAATAGGGTACTATCAACAAATAGCTCGATAACTCGCCCATATAGTTTCATGACTCACCTACAAACAGGAAAACGCTCTCCCCTAGATTCTCATAACTTACACGCGTTTCTCTTCTTGCTACGTCATATGGTGTCATGAGCACTTTAGGCAACCTTTTATCTGTCAGGGAGGAGAATAAAGGATTACCATAGGTGAGCTTTTCGCCATACACTAGCACTGTGCCGTTTTTCTCAATGTCTACGGTGAAAAAATCATTCGTAGCGTTGTAATGTACTTCTAACGTGAATATCTCGCCCGCTAACGGAATATCAAAGCGATACGGGATAGACTCCTTATCTATGGGCACTGCTTTAGAATCAGCCATCCTACACCCTCCTTACTTGCCTTTTACACGGTTCCCATTAGCTGCCGCCATTTGTGCGGGCGTCATGGTTTGCTGTGTGCCTTTGTTTTTCACTCCGTTGGCTTGAACCTTAGCAGGAAGCACTAAAGTCTCTAAGCCGTATGAGTTTGAAATACGGACGCTCTTTAAACGGATCGTGAAACCGAAAGCCCCCGCTAGGGTGCTGTCATGCTTCCGGTTGAAAGTGTCGATAATAACGTTATACACTTCATTCCGGTGAGAGTATGTTAATAGCTCCCCACTTTCCTTGTATTTCCTTAGTTGCTCTAGCTTCTTTGCTGCATCTGTAGTGACTACCCCCACAATGGCTAACATATCAGGGATATGCTCCATGTGGTCAGAAATAGGCTCCCCTCTTTCTGTAGGGTGATCTGTCGATTTTACAGACGTTTCGGGGCTCTCGTCGTATACCACATCTAGGAAAACGTCCCCTAACATTGCCATAAGCTCACCCCCTATTTTTTAAACTGTGTGCCTAGCTGATTAAACACAGAGAATACGCGGTCATTTACCGCCTTACCGATCATGTCCCCAGTGTCTTGCGCTTCCTTCTTGGTCATGCCAATAGGAGGGGTTACAGTTACGCTAATTGGTGCATTGACTCCGCCTGACGTGCTCGGCATAGAGGAGGCAGGCAATCCCGCCACTGGGGGTCCTATGAACTTAGGCGCTACTGGAGCAAAAATACTTCCAAAAGCGTCCTTAGTATTTTGTACGTCCTGCCCTTGTTGGTCCCTGTAGGCTTTTGTTGATTTGTAAAGCCCTACAACGTCCCCTGCTTTAATCTGGTCAATAGCTGTACTCAGATAGTCGAAGCCGTTAACAATCCCGCTTACTACGCTTTTGACGTATTGCTCAATGCGTGGCATTCTGTCGATGATGCTATCCAGAAAGCCATTAAGGGAAAGCCCGCTGTCCTCCATAGCTTCTATAACACTGGATTTGAACGTCCGCCAAATGATTGACCATTTTGTAGAGACATTACCTTGTAGAATCTCTGTAGCTCTTTCTGTGCTTCCTCGGAATCCTGCTACAGCTTCGCTAGCTCCATCCATTGCAAAGATAACGTCATCCCGCATGTCTTCCCATTGGGTCCCGAATAGCGCCACGCCTATCTGACCTTGCTTAACTTTGTCATCAACGAATGAAAGGGCAGCAACGGTTGCCATTAAAGCTTCTTTACCCTTCTCGCCGCCGCCTGCAAACTTCGCCGCCATATCATCAGAATTGAACCCCAATTTCTTGAATGCGTCCGCTGCTGTACTTTGGGAGTCTGAAGCTAGGATACCAATTTCCTTGATGCTGTCCCCGACTTTATCCAAGTTAAACGCGCCTGCTTCCGCACCCTTTAACAAGATTCCTAGAAAGTCCTCTGCACCTAGTCCGATTTTAGAGAAGTACACAGAGTACTCATTCAATGTATCAATGAAATCATCTGCATAATCAGCGTTTTGCTGAAATCCGTAGGTGATTAGGTCTAGGGCGTCTGTCTTGCTTAAGTTGTCAAAGTTTCTTGTCATTGTATTAATGACTTTTGCTGTCTCTTTGACTTCTGGGGCTGAGTTAAAACCATCCTTAAGCAGCAGCATCCCTTTTGTCAGTCGCTCTAGCTCCTCTTGGCTTGTTATATCCTTCATAGCTGAGCTTACTGTACCTATGCTCTGGGCTACGTCTGCCAAGTCCTGACCGAATCCCTTCGAATAAACTTCAAGGGAGGAGCTAACAGCCTTCGCCCTCTGGTCCATGTCCATTCCTGCATTAGCTTGCATCCGGTCAAATATCTCGTCAGTTTCGTCATTCATATTTACTAACGCTGCACCGACACCGACAATTGCACCCACAGCAGCAGCACCCGCTAAAACCCAACTGTTAGAAAATATAGCAGCAGCAGCAGCGCCTAATCTTCCTTGGTCCTGTATATCGTCGGTTAAGTCTGTTATTCTGTCGCTTGTATGGTCTGCTTCGTCGCCAATTTCACGTATAGCGCGTGTGCTTCTGTCCCCTGCTCTGCGGGTTTCGTCACCCATCCGGTCAATGTCTCCGGTTAGGTCCCTTACATTCCGCTCCACTTCGTCAATGATCCTATCTAAGCGGGTTAGCCTAGTAAAGTCTATCCGGTCAAATTCGATAGAGACAATTAATTCCCTTAGTGCTTGGTCTGCCACTTACCCACCTCCATGCGCCTTTACTAGTGCTATATGGGCTAATGCTTCTAGCACCTCGTCAGCCTCCCACGTTGCCACCTCTACAGGGGATATGTGAAAGGTCCTTGCAATCATGTATTTCCATGAATTAGCCTGTGCTTTAAGGAGAAAGCCCTTGTCAACTTTGGACAAGTCGTTAAGGGCTTCCAGTGTTTCATTATCCTTGTTGAAATCGAATTGCCGCGCCTACTACCTCGTCAAGCTCGTCAAAGTCTCCGAACCCTTCCCCCGCAAAATCATCAATACTCATTTTCGGCTGAACTACCACATGTTCTAGCAGCTCCCTGATATATGATTTCCGGTCCCGCTTTCCGGTTGGTAGCGTGGTTTTGTCCACAATATCAATCCACGCAGAAGGGAGGACCCGTTGAAATTTATATTTGTTGCCGTATTCGCTTGTGAAGTCCATGATGGACGGTCCTTTGACTCTTTTCGGCTTTTGTTGTGTGTTCTCTGACATTGTTTTCAATCCCCTTTTATTGGTTTATTAAGCTGCTGTGATTGTGTAATCAGATACGTGAATTTGAATTTCTACGCCTGCAATCTCAGAACCCCAGTTAACATCTGGGGTTTTGATGATACGGCATTTGTTACCGCCTGCACGCTTAGCCCCGTCATTCTGGTCTACTACCTGTGTGGCGAATTCCCGTTTACCTGTAGCTAGTGCAATTGCTTTGGCTACAAATGGAGAATCTTGCTTTACCGTAACAGTGATCATACCTGTATTATCGTTGCTTTCGGAATAAGTCGTTTCCCCTGCTGCGCCCGTGTGAGGGATAGCGTTGTCCGTGTTCTTTACTGCTGAAATTACAGTGCCGTCCATCCATCCCGTAACGTAAAACCCGTCTACGATAACAGAAACCCGTTTAAAATCGAAAGATGCCATTGTTTATTTACCTCCCGTTGTCTTGTATTAGAGTTTCAATACGCCTTTAACTGTCA